TAGCTGAAGCAAGTAAGTGGCCGCCGACCTATGCTGAGCTTAGTAAATCAGGACAAGGTATACATCTTCATTATATCTATACCGGCGATCCGACGCAACTTAGCAGGGTATATGACGACCATATTGAAGTTAAGGTGTTCACAGGCAAAAGCTCATTACGACGTATGTTGTCAAAGTGTAATAATTTGCCTATCGCAACAATTAGCTCCGGTTTACCGCTGAAAGGAGAACAAAAAATGGTAAATTTTGAAGCGATTAAGAGCGAGAAAGGGCTTAGAACACTGATTAAACGGAATCTTAATAAAGAGATACATCCGGGAACTAAGCCCAGCATCGATTTTATCTACAAGATACTGGAAGATGCGTATGGAAGTGATTTGAAATATGACGTCACAGATATGCGCAATGCAGTATTGGCATTTGCAGCGAACAGCACTCATCAGGCGGATTACTGTATTAAGTTAGTCAACAAGATGCAGTTTAAATCCACAGATCCGTCCACAGCGGTGAAAAATGATGATGCAAAGCTGGTATTCTATGATATTGAGGTTTTCCCAAACTTATTCCTTGTAAACTGGAAGATTGAGGGTGAGGGAAAGCCAGTTGTAAGAATGATTAACCCGTCTCCGAGTGAGATCGAGGAGCTGATGCGGTTCAGACTTGTTGGTTTCAACTGTCGGAGATATGATAACCATATCCTGTATGCAAGGTTAATGGGTTATACAAATGAACAGCTCTATAACCTTTCACAGAAAATAATTAACGGAAGTCCGAACTGTTTCTTTGGAGAGGCGTACAATGTATCCTATACGGACGTGTATGATTTCGCTTCGGCTGGTAATAAGAAAAGTCTTAAGAAATTAGAAATCGAGATGGGAAACCTCACCGATGATGAGCTCAAGAAAAAGGGATTCTCTGACGAAAAAATAAGAATTATCAAGGCGGGAACGCATCACCAGGAGCTTGGTCTTCCATGGGATCAACCGGTTCCGGAAGAGCTTTGGATTAAGGTCGCTGAGTATTGTGATAACGATGTTATTGCTACTGAGGCGGCCTTTAATTATCTTGAGGCCGATTGGACAGCACGACAGATTCTGGCAGATTTAGCAGAGATGACCGTTAATGATACTACAAACTCTCTTACAACCAGGATTATATTTGGAACCAATCGGAAACCGCAGTCAGAATTCCATTACAGAAATCTGGCAGAGCCGGTAGAGTCGCTGGATAAAGAGAGTATGGACTTCCTTAAGGAAGCCTGCCCTAAGATGATGGAAGAGCCTCACTATGGTTGGAAGTACAACGATAAGAACGAAGTTCCGTTCGAATCCCACAGCATTCTTCCATATTTCCCTGGGTATGTATTCGACCATGGAAAATCCACATATCGTGGAGAAGAAGTGGGCGAGGGCGGATTAGCTCAGGGTGTTCCAGGAATGTATGGAAATGCAGCACTTCTGGATATTTCGTCAATGCATCCGCATAGTGCTATTGCTGAGGTTCTGTTTGGACCGAGATTTACGAAGGCGTTCCGCGATATTGTTGAGGGCCGCGTAAGTATTAAGCATGAGGCTTGGGATATTGTTAATACCATGCTGGATGGTAAGCTTACTCCGTATATTCAGAGAGTTATCGACGGTGAGATGACATCAAAGGATCTCGCTAATGCACTGAAAACGGCCATCAATTCAGTATACGGTCTTACATCGGCATCCTTTGATAATCCGTTCCGTGATCCGAGAAACATCGATAACATTGTGGCAAAACGTGGAGCATTATTCATGATCGATCTTAAGAATGAGGTTCTGAAGCGTGGATTCCAGGTTGCTCATATTAAGACAGACTCCATTAAGATTCCGGATGCAACGCCGGAGATCATTCAGTTTGTTATGGACTTTGGCGAGAGATACGGATACACATTTGAACACGAGGCTACATACGATCGTATGTGTTTGGTCAATGATGCCGTATATATCGCAAAGTACAAATCAGCAGAAGAATGCCAGAAGATGTATGGTTACGTACCTGGCGACAACAAAAAGAAAGGCGGAAAATGGACTGCGACAGGCACTCAGTTCCAGATTCCATATGTATTTAAGAAGCTGTTCAGCAGAGAAGAAATCGCATTTGAAGATATGTGCGAGACTAAATCTGTGAGCAGCTCTTTATATTTGGATCTGAATGAGGAGTTACCGGATGTCAGTAAGGAAGAAAAAGAATTCAGCAAGGCAGAAAGTGACTATAAGAAAGGACTGTTATCCGACACAACTTTTGAAACTACATGCCAGAAGCTTACGCCATTGATCGAGAAAGGGCACGACTATCACTTCATTGGAAAGGTTGGTCAGTTCTGTCCGATGAAAGACGGATATGGTGCTGGACTTCTGATGAGAGAAAAGGACGGTCGTTATTATGCGGCAACCGGTTCTAAAGGTTATCGCTGGATGGAATCGGAGATGGTAAAAGAGCTCGGCAAGGAAGATGGCATTGACAGATCCTACTACGACAAGCTGGTTGACGAGGCTGTAAAAACTATTTCGCAGTATGGTGACTTCGAGTGGTTCGTGTCTGATGATCCGTATGTTCCAGAGCTTGGCGCAAATGACGCCGATGTTGATTGCGTTGTTCCATGGGCGATGCCTTGTGGAGAGGATAAGTATCGGACATGCTTCGACTGCCCACATATCAACAACGATAACTTCCACATGGATTGTGACCTTGATTACGATATTTCAGATATTGTGATGAAGCACGCGATGAATCCGCCGGAAAATTAGAAAAAAAAAATAAAGGAGAATTTAATCATGGCAAGAGCAAATGTAAATGAGCTGATTATTGAAAACGCTCGTATTATGTTCAGAAATTTCAGAGGAGAGGAGACTAAGTACAATAGAGCTGGCAACCGTAATTTCTGCGTTGTGATCCCGGATGCAGACCAGGCACAGAAACTCGGCGAAGATGGATGGAATGTGAGAATCCTTCCGCCGAGAGACGAGGATGAAGCGCCTCTTCACTATATTCAGGTAGCTGTTCGGTTCGATAATATTCCGCCGAATGTATACATAGTTACCAGAAGAGCTAAAACAAAGCTGGATGAGGAGTCTGTATCTTCTCTTGACTATGCTGAGATCAGAAATGTTGATCTGGTCATCAGCCCGTCAAAGTGGGAAGTAAACGGAAAATCCGGCATCAAGGCATATTTGAAGACCATGTACGTCACGATTGAGGAGGACGTGTTTGCTGAGAAATATGCGGATGAAGAGGAGACTCCGTTCGCATAAATCATATTTTGAGGGTGTCGGTGTCAAAGCCGGCACTCTTACTTTATGAAAGGAGAAAAAGATGTTTTGGAATAAGAAAAAAACGAAGTCAAAACCACAGATTAAAACGACGGTTCCTAAAACATTCAAAGCAAAAGAACCGCCACCTAAGTGGCAACCAACTTTCGGTGAAACGAAAAAGAAGGATGAGAAACCACCGGAAGTAACTACGAAATCTGAATCGAAAATTGACTGGGAGAATAAATTCTTAAAATCTTTTCAGAAACTTACATACAGACATCGAGCATGGGATGTGTGGAGAGATTATATTTTACTTCATGCGTGTTCAATCTCGAATGTTTTAGACCAAGAAAACTACGACCAAAGAGAGAAGCGATATCTTAAAATTATTCGTCAGTATTCAAAAGAAGAGCAAGCTATATTTCCAGAATTAGCAGCGTACACAACTATGGCACTGGATCAGAACCGGGAGCAGGATTTTCTCGGAAAAATGTTTATGCGGTTGGATCTTGGAAATCGTTCGGCCGGCCAATTCTTCACGCCATATCATGTGTGTGAACTTATGGCTGAAGTGGCAGCGACTAATGCTTTAGAAAAAATAGAGCAGTATGGTTATATTTCGATTAACGATCCATGCTGCGGTGCTGGAGCAACTTTGATTGCTGGTGTGCATGTGATACGAAAGCAGCTTGACCATTGCGATCCACCGAAGAACTACCAGAATCATATTTTAGTAGTTGCACAAGATGTTGATGAGATTGTTGGTCTGATGTGTTACATCCAAATCTCGCTTCTTGGATTGGCTGGATTTATAAAAATAGGTAACTCAATAACTGACCCAATGTCTACGGACGATTCATCTGAAAAATATTGGTATACACCTATGTATTTCTCAGATATATGGAGTACAAGAAGAATGCTCCGTCAGATTAACAAGTTATTTGGAAGGGGTGATGATGAATGAAGAAAAGATATTCTATTCCAAAAGAGCAGTGTACGTGCGGCATCAGCGAGCTTTATGACAACGTTGCTAAAATCCTTGGGATTTCGGATGTAAGCAAAGCTGTATACGATTGCCGTAAATTATCTATCACTAAAAAAGTGCTGGACTGCCTATATAAGTTCTATCATTCAGAGAATCAGAGCGATGAAACCATAACAACCTGTATGCTCTTGTATGGTCCAAAAGCAGATCTGGATGGCGATGGCTACGAAGTCGAGGTAGAAGATGGATTCGTCACGAAAGGTGTGTAATGGCTGGCGTAGAATTACGGGACTATCAGGAAGATGCTGTACGGCAAATGCGAAACGGATGCATACTTTGTGGCGGTGTTGGTAGTGGAAAATCCAGAACTTCGCTGGCCTACTATTATGTTCGAAACGGTGGAGAACTTGGAACGGATGAGTATGTTCCTATGGATGATGTGAACATTAAGGATTTGTACATAATCACAACTGCCAGAAAACGGGATACATTTGAATGGGAAGAAGAACTCTCACCGTTTCTATTATCAACGGATAAAGAAGAGAATTTGTATACCAATAAGGTTGTGATTGATTCCTGGAACAACATCAAGAAGTATGCGGATGTTAAAGATGCTTTCTTTATCTTCGATGAGCAGCGTGTCATAGGCGCTGGAACATGGGTTAAAGCATTCTTGAAAATCGCCAAGGTAAATGAGTGGATATTACTATCTGCAACTCCTGGTGATACGTGGCAGGATTATATTCCGGTGTTTGTGGCTAACGGATTTTATAAAAACCGAAGCGAATTTACAAGAGAGCATATAGTCTATAGTCGATTCAGCAAATTTCCTAAAGTTGACCGATATTTGAATACTGGTAGATTGATTCGATTGCGTAATAAAATCTTGGTGAATATGGATTTTAAGCGCCAGACAGTTTCGCACCATGAGGATATTTATGTCAAGTACAATATCGAAATGTATAAAGATGTCGGAAAAACCAGATGGGACCCGTTTAAAAAAGAGCCAATTATCAATGCTGCCGGTCTGTGCTATGTGTGGAGAAAAATTGTAAATACAGATCAGTACAGACAAATAGCTTTACTCGAAATTGTGGAGAAGCATCCGAAAGCGATTATATTCTACAATTTTGATTACGAGCTTGAACTTCTGAAAGAGATATTTTCTGGATACGAAGTTGGAGAGTGGAACGGCCACAAACATCAGCCAGTGCCGACTAGCGATACATGGGTATATTTAGTTCAGTACAATGCCGGGGCTGAAGGATGGAACTGTATTACGACGGACACGATTATATTCTATTCTCAGAATTATTCGTATAAGATCATGGCACAGTCTGCTGGTCGAATAGACAGGATGAATACACCATATACGGATCTGTATTATTATCATTTGAAATCTAGGTCTGGTATTGATCTTGCCATCAGTAAAGCATTGAAAGACAAGAAAACATTTAATGAAACGAGGTTTGTTAAGTGGAGACAATGATTTATAATCTGTGGATATTTTTAAAAATTTTATCGATCAAGTTGAAAAGTATGTCTGCGGAAGATTTTTACAGTCTGCTAATAGAGTGTGACTATCAACAAAGATTATATGCAATTTTGTTAAGATATTACATGTGAGGTGTCCAATGGAAAATATTTACAAAGAGGTTGATTTCAAAACCTATTGCAAAACCTGTGAACATAAGGATCTCGAAGAAAAATTTGATCCTTGTAATGACTGTTTGGCAGAACCGATGAACGCAAATTCGGATAAACCTATTTACTGGAAGGAGGCTGAAAATGGTAGATAGTATCTTAGTTAGTGTTGATTTTTCAAACAAAAATGACACTGGAGTAATGGTTGTAGGAAGAAAACGAATGAATCAGTCTGTCGAGATTATCAATGCTTTCCAGGGAGATGAAGCGAGAGAACTTTATGAAAAGCTGGTAACAAAGAAAAAGAAGGAGGGTCAAAAGTGAGTTTTCAATACGAT